CGTATATACATACAACCATCCAATCGAAGTAGAACTAATCAATTAGCAAAATTGCGTGATGGTGTAGAAAAAGGGGAAACAGCGAATATAATATCATTGTTTTATCTAATGAGTAGAACTAGAATAAGGTCAGTTAAACAAATAATTGACACTGAAAGTAATAGCATGATAACTCAAGTTACTGCTAGTGGTATAGCGGAAGAGGCTATAAACGAAAATGTTACTTTTATGGGTAGCGGTTCACCGGATTCTCATGTAGTTAAAGAAATAGACATAGATGCACCGGTAGTATCTGTAACTCTTGGTGGTCCGGGTCAAGGTGCTATTAATACTAAACCAACATACGACCCAAGCCCGTTGATGAGATTACCCGGCTCTACAAGAAGAAATTGTGCTGTTAAAGCAATATCGGTTTGTACATTAGATAACGCTAAAACAATATCAGTTCAACCTCTTAATAATAAATCCGAAGACCTACAATCTTGGGGTACATACGCCTTTCCGAAAAAGGGTAGAATATTTCTTGAAGGTGGAGGAAATGCTGAATATGCTAGTAAAGTAGGTGCAGGATTTGTATTTGATGATACCGATGCTCTTGCACAAAGAAAATATCTTTCTGCAAATGATGAAATATTTTCTACATTTAATGAATGGTGTATAGGAGTTGGATTAGTTAACAATGCATCTAAGAATACATACAGTATAAATAAAGTTTTATTTAATGATGATAATTTTAACTTTGAAAATATGTGTGAAGATGGTAGTACAATAAATGATAGATTATTTCAAGCAATAGATGATGTAACACATGATTATCAATTAAGTACGCAATATGCAAGTACTCGTGCGATGGTAGAAATTCCAATTTTCCCTCAACAATTTTTTGGTGAAAAAAGTAAAGGTATTTTTCCCGGTCCGGATAACAGTATGAAACTTCATTTAGATGCTACTTATACTGCACATACATGGAATCCTTCACCTGTAGGTAGAAGAGTAGATGATTTACCTCCTAATGATAGAATAGTAAAGTCTGCTTATGAAAGTAAAACTTCACCGGTTAAATCTCGTATTACTAAAATTGTAAATAACGGTGATTTCTTAGATTTATATGTAGATAATCACTTTATTTTTACTCCGGGTATTGCGGGTGATATAAATAATTTTAAAGATATAACTATGAATGGAAAAGTATTTCTTGAAGATGGGTCTTGGGCTTATATTAATAATAATCCGTATTTGGATGAGTTTGTAAGAGTTCGTCATTCACCAACATCTATTGGGGATGGAGGTTTACATGGGTTCTGTAGTGATGATTTTATTAATAAATTAACTACAGGGTGTACACTATCTACGAGTAGAAGTCTAAGTGCATTAGAATCTATAAATTCCGATGTTACTACACCGACATCGGATTACGAAGGTCGCTCAATATTTTATCATGACAGCGCAAATGTACAAACTCAAGGAGGTAATCTTGATTACGGATTACGACAATATGTGAGTGCTGTCGAATTTAAAGCAGGGCCACTTTCAAATCCACATGCACCTAGAATAAAATCTAAAAGGGCCACTGCTAGAATTATACAAGCAACACAACTATCATCCAGTCAAGTATATGCTTTACAATTAGACAATGTAGATTCTTTTATAGATACTACATATACGCTAGATAGCAGTGGTAATCCCGAAATAGGAATTGGTGATTTATTAATCATAGGTAAAATTCTTACAACAACACCAATAGAAGTATTATATTTAGGAAGTCAATTTAATAATCAATTTTCATTTAATGCTAATGATAACAATACAGTGTTAGTACAATTCGGTACAGGTGTAACAGTTCCAAGTTTACAAGATATAGAGTTTAGATTAGAAAAAATAGGTAGAAGTCATTTGGCTTTGTCAAATATTGCTCAAGTAACATCTCAAGAATTAACAGTTAGCACATTTCGCCCTGTTGTTAATGATGAAATATATTCATTTGATTCTGCACATTCGGCAGGTAGTACTGATGAAATAACATTTGACAATGGCCCTTATCGTAATCCGGCGGCAAACAGTTTGGGTGTAAACATAAGACCCGGTGATATGATTTACAGGGAAGATTTGAGTAGTGGTGCTATTGCTTATGTAGGAGTAGTAAAACACATGCATTCGGAACATTATAGAGGTGTAACTTCCGGTAGCGGTTCTCTAATAAAACTAACAGCCAACAATGTAAGTGCTATTGGTAATAATGATATTTTAAGAATAGGTATTAACAGTATTATTGCTGATGATAGTGACGCAATACTAAACAACACTTGGAGAAATCCATACGCCGCAGGTGGGCTAAGAAATGGTGACACTGTTTGGATGAACATGACTATGAACAATGCTCATGCTGTAGAAGGTCTATTTTGCAAAAGTCGTGGTGTATTAAATGAAGGGCAAGTCTACAAAGCATTCAATGGTGGAGAAGGACAATTAACAAATAGACCTCGTGATTCTATACCTCTTGAGAATTTTTTAATTGGTGATTCTTGTTTAGAAACTGCTGTTAATTTTGTGCAACATGTAAATAAAACAATTGAGTTAAATTATGAAGCGATGGGATTATCTGCTTCTCAAGCACCTACTGTAGCATATATTGACCCATATTTATCATCCGAAAAACATACTCGTGTTTTACTTTATGATGTAGCCCACGATAGAGAATTTATTTCCTTCCACGATATACAGATGCAAGTACAAACAAGCCCATCTGTTCCTGTTATTGGTCACACAAGAAATTTAGTTGCTGACACAGGTTACTACTCTTTAGATGAAGTGTTAGTAAAAATAAATGGTGGTGCGCCTCATTATCTTACAACCCAAATAGATGTAGCAAACGGTTTCCCATCCGAAAATAAATACTTAAGAAGCACTCAACAATCTAAATTTATAGAAAGTGCTTATGCTCATAATGTTCCTAATACATATTATAATTCTGCAAATATTATTTCATTGGAGAATCCATTAGATGAAATAGGCACTCTTGCTTCTCCAACATCTAGCGTAAACACTTTAACAAATATACAGTTTATGGGTAAAGGACACGGCCATTTTGTACATTCAAATGGGTATCATGGAAGTAGTGTATATCATGTATCTGCTAGTAGTTTACCTCGTATTGAACCTGCTACCTTTTCATCGTTTTATGGAAATAAATTACATAATAAATTAAAAACTAATGTTAGAAATAAAAATATTTCTTCTATAATAAGTATGTTAAAAGAACATAGAACTGAACAAGGATATACCACACATACATTCAAAGATAGTAGTACATTATTTGATACACCGGATGGTACAAGAGTTATTTCAGCATTTTTATGTTTAAAAGGTATTCGTAATGAAAGTTTAAATTTAACTAATCACGAAGAAAGTAGGTTACAACACTTACCTCAATGGAAAAACATGGATTATATCCGTCGTCAAACAATTGATTTTGGTGAGATAGGTGTAAAAATAGGTGGTACTAATATAGAGGCGGCGGCAAGAGAAATAGTCCGTTTAATAAATCAAGGTGCGGCTAAAAAAGGTAGAAGTCACGCTAGACGACCATCTAATAATTATCCCGGTGAAAGTGAAAAATTAGATATTAATCGTATAGGTGTAAGAGAAGATATTACTGATATTAACAAAGACCCTGCAAGCGCACATGTAAATGCTGACTTTGCCGCTACGGGTTCTACTCACGACCCTGCACCGTTTTGGTCAGTAGAACATGCTATGACTTCTCAAGATAGAGGTAGTCACATGGGTTACTTAAGAGCGCATTTAGGTAGAGTTGTAGAAGATAGTAATGGTTCTGTAGGATATACTATTGTAATCCATTCCACTGTACCGGGTGCTAGTGGTCGTAACTTTTGTATTTGGTTAGATAATAGTAAAGGTCAATCACCTTATCAACCTAAATTTTTAGTTGGTCATGGTGGTCGCTTCCGAAACTTTTGGTGCCAGCAAGAAGAAATGATGGGTGAAAATATGCACCCTGCACCTATGCCATTAAACAAAGATGGTAGACCTTTTGCCCCTATTACAACATTAAAAGAACTTATAAAAGAAGATAATAGGTTTAGTAAAATTAGTAATAATAATGACGAAGTAAACGGTATAATAGGTAGCGGTACTTACTCTAATACTATATTTACAGAATCATTTGAGTCGCAAAGTCAAACATCTAGTATAGTAGAAGGATTAAGAGTAGGTACAAGAGCGATTGGGAGAATAAACTTTGGTGGTTTAGTAGCAAGTGGTATTCCGGGTTTTGCACCTGTAGATGGTGATTATGGTGTAGGTAATATAATAGGTGGTCCATCAACAACACACCTTCAATACCCTAATAATATTCTCAGTCAATATAATTCATCTATAGGTGATGCACAGTTATACGGATTTAGATTAACTGACCATAGAGGTAAATCATACGGCGTTAGATATATCTACAAGCAGTTAGGAGAGGAATTTTTAAATGACAATACATTTGTTCCTAATACACTTAGTGAAGAAGTTGGAATTTTTATCAATCATAAAGATATTTCCGAGGGTGGATTTACCATCAAAAGAAATATTACAGGTTCGGGTGATGTGACGGGTCAGTTATCTAATTCGGGTATTACTGGTGTTCATTCTTATAATGGTAATAGATTTAGAGGTGTTTATTCTCCCGATTCAGTAATTAATGCTTCTGTTAAATGGGAAAACACTAATAATACTTTAACAGTTAAATTTTATGTTGGTAGTATTTACAACCCAAATAGTGGTAGTGAACTACAAAATGTGGATGACATATTAGGTTACTTGGGATTCCCGAAATCTAATGGTGTTATACAACTAAATGATACACACATCAATACTACTTTAGGTGCAGGTTTCTTAGGTAAAACTCTTTCATATACTTCAAGAACACAATTAGGTGTAGGTACTAGCAGTTCTTCAACTCATATATTCTATGGAGTTAAAGGTTCTACTGTGTCAGTTAATCATCAAGTCACAAATGCCGGTGGAGAAGTCGGTACTACTGTTAGTACAGGGATTACATCAACTACTGCGGCAGTTACTCACCCATCGGGTAGCGGTAGTTGGGCTTACCTTGCTATTTCATCTCGTATGAATTGGACTACTTTACTTACTGATGAAGTATTAGCGGCGGCTACGGAGGCGGCGATTAATGCAACTAATGTAACTACAGAAGAAGGTATACCGTTTGACTGTAGGCATCTACTTGCGGCAGATGGTCGTACATTAGGTGATTGGGGTATTAGTGCCGATGCAATTAGAATAAGAGCATTCGATATAGACAATAAAAATTTATCCCCTCCCTCAACTATGTTTGAATGTATTTTAGATAAAGATAGAGGGATAGAGGCGGCTCATCAAGAATACGGTTTATACAAAACATTTACACAAACAAGTATTATAAAAAGCACAAGTGCAAGTATACAACCGTTAAGTGATTTAGACTTGACAAGAAATAAATTTTTACCTTGTGGTTATATTCCAAAAACTGTATTACAAATTGTGTCGAAAGGTCGAGGAATTCACGCAAATACCCCAACTCCTATTTTAGTAGATTCATCCAATCATCCAATAGATATTTCTAATTGGTCTAATAACTTAAAAGGTATATCTTACACTAGAAGTCCCGGTGACCATATATTACCTTATGTTAATGAAATCACTGTACCTAATGTGGGTGATGTAAAATGTAAATCATCTGTTTCAACAGTTTCAATATTATTTGGTGGTAATAAATACCCAAGAGGTATAAATTTAGAATCTCGTGGTATAGGTGGTGCTAAAAGACTTGATACTACAGCACCCGGAACAGGTTTTGTTGCCGGAACTATATACGAAGCAACAGGTGGTACAGGACATGGACTTAAACTTCGTTTTCCGTATGTAGATGGTACGGGTAGACCGGTTACCACAAGTGGTGGCTCAACGGTATTAGATTTATCCGGTGGTTCTAATAATCAGTACTTTGAATTATGTATAGTAGATACAGGAGAAGGTTATACTGTTGGGGATACTTTATCTGTTACTCCCGCATCCGGCTCAGCACATAATTTTACAGTGTTACAACTTAGTAATGTAACTGGTTTTCAAGCCAAAGCGACCAATACTTCTGTAGGTGGGATTATAACTGGTATTAGTATTTCTAATAGAGGAACAGGGGCAACTACATATACATCGGGAACTGCTAATGTAACTACTGATTATATTACTTTAAAATCAAGAGAAGAAGATTTCTTAAGACCTTGTGTACTAAAAGTTACTGCGGTATTAAATGAATCAATAGAAGGGTTATGTACATTTAGTTATGGTCAAAATCTACATTCCGTATTAGTTCCTGCATCAATAGACACTAATACAGATTTTACTCGTATATCACCTAAAGGTGAAACAGGTACCTTCTTTGTTGGTAGTCAAATGAGTGGTAAATTTAGAAATGATGGTAATGAGTTACAAGCATTACAAGGTAATACAGCATTTGTGAATAAATTTTCAAATCCTTTATTTATAGATACAAATGTAATATTTGTAAAATCTAATGATTATCAATTTACTGGTCGAAGATTTTATGGTAGTGTAGACTGCGAACCTATAGTGTACTTTAGAGGTGCTAAAGATAGTAAAGACCACAGTGTACCGCTTTATTTTGGTGGTGGATTTAGCGGGGTAACATTAGATATTAACGATGGAACACAAAATGATTATTCATCATTCTATACCCATCCGTATTCTAATGGCCCTACTGGTACAGCAGGTATACAAAACGCAAATGAAATAAGCACATCATTCGCCACTATAGATTGTAACGCATTGTTTGCTTTCTTCCCCGGTGCGGCGTTAGTAAACCAAAATAGAGGTTCTTATACTCCACCGGTGTATAACAAAAATAATATTTTAAGTCCCGATATATATGCAGGTTATCTTAGTAGTGGTGGTCCAAGTTGGATTAGAAGTAAATATACGGCGGGTGTAATAAAACAAAAACCGGTACCTTTAGTATTGCAATTTGCACATCCAACTGCTAGATATGATGATTTTGGAAAGGCTAAAAATGATGCTACAACTAGTTATGCTCACGGTAATGTACAAGTTAAGAATAAAACATCGTATCATATTTATGGTCCCGGTCAAGCAATACCGTTTTCGGAAAGCACACACAATATAGGTAGTGGTTCTTATCCTACTACTACACAAGAGCCTCATCCGGGTACTGTAGTAACAGTAGGTAACACATGGAGTAAAGTACCTTACAATATGAATTTACCTAATACATTAACTAATGATGTAAATGTATTCGCACCACCTACCTCAGCATTTCAAGTTGCTAGACATAAATATCATTTTGCTGTACCTACAGGTCAAGCACTTAACTGGTCACCGCCGGAAGGTATACCTAATATTGGTATGTTAAAACAACGACCTTCACACGGTTATCATCATGGAGAGCATTTTATTCATCCGGTATCGGGTAAAATAACTGCATCAAATTCTGCTGAATATCGTAAAGCACATCCGTTCAAACACTGCGCTATGGCACACTATGGAATTGCTATGTCGGCTGACATGACATGGCACATGGATGGCGGTTATCACCCCGGAGGTCATTGGTTAGATAATCAAGTTGCAGTTAATTTCAAGAATCACACTTCTAATGCTTTTGTAGCAAAATGGGGTAGTACACCTGTACACCCAACTGCATTTAGAGTATCATCAAGGGTACTTAGTGATGAAGTTAGTTTTAGTGGTGTTCAAGCCGTATACAATACAGTAGACGGAACTACAGTAACAACTGAAAGCGATGTAATAATTGTAGATGCTACAAGATGTCAAAATGGAGAAGAGTTAGCGACTATCATCGGTCAAGCAATTAATGAGAATCCGGGTAAAGGCGCACTAAAGGCTCTTGGTGGTACATTTATGCCATCTATGGGTAACGCAAATCGTCAAGATAGATACGGTTGGATTGAGTTAGATTTTGTATCTTATAATCTTAAAAGCGGTGCTACAATACCTAATTCTAGTGGTGAGTATTTTGGTGATGGAACTCATGGCTTCCCTGCTAATGGTTTTAATTATGTTATAGCAACAATAACCGGTAACTCTCAAACTGCGTTGGAACAGATACCTATGTCCGGTTGGATAAGAACTGACAAAGGTGGTAGAGATAAATTTGTTAGTAGTGCGGCAGATATACCTATGTTCGCACCTTATCATACTAGAGAAATAATAAATGTATCGAGTAATACATATCGAGTAGTATTTTGGTTAGCACCAAATAGAATAAGCGGTTTACCGTTATTTGAAGATGGATATACATTTTATGATAAATGTCAAACTCCTACTCAATTATCATTTCCTTCGCCGGGAACTACTGTAACTGTAATAGACCCTAGTGAAGGTGAAGAGGTTGATGTTACATTCCCGCAACCAACAAAAGTATTTGTGTGGAGTAAAGCCGGTGTACATCGTTTCAACAATGAAAATGAAGCAACTCGTGACCACATGACACAGGTACACTTTAGCGGGCTTGTAGATGCAATAGATAGAACAAGACCTGTGGGTGCAGTAGGATGGGCGGGAGAAAGATATTCTTACCTTAATTCATTAAAGGTAGAAACAGATGGTGGAGGAAATAAACTCTACGCCGCAGGTTTAGGTGCTTGGTATGAAAAATTAGGTTTCTCACCATACGGTTCATCTAACTCTTGTATGGGGTTATTTGGGGTAATACCATCACAAGGAATTCAAAATAGCCCCGAAGCAAGTCCAATTATTAACGGAAGAAGTAACTATCTTACTGGTGGTATGGGTAACCCATATACGGGAAGTAATATGTTTGTTCCTACTCATGCATTTAATAATTCATATTACACTAATTACACATTTACCAACACCGTTGGTAGTCCTCATTTCAAGTCGGTGTTGAGTGATGATGGTGACCAAAATGCACAACTTGGTGTATATAGTCGAGCATTCTTAGTAGTAAGTCATGAAAGTGAATTACCTTTAGTGGCAAAGTATGACAGGGATGGTATAACTGGTTTAGGAGATTGGTTGAATGTAGTGTCTGCAACTAAAGCGGGAACTGCCGCCGCTACTGCAATTACTTACGCAGGTACAACACGATGGGATGAAAGATTCCATGGGGCTAATCGTTTCATAGCACCTGCTACAGCCGGTCCTAAAGTAGAAGCACTTATCACACCTAATCTACAAATACCAACAAGTGCTAATGCTGATGGTGATATTACGGCATTAGGGGTGCATGAATCATACCCGTTATTAGGAAAAACAGAATCAATAGATTTAGTCGCAAATTTAACAGGTGTTGCATCGGGTGCGAATACAGAAGTTACAACATCGGGTGGTGTTACCACTGCCGGTCTTGCTGTGGGTATGTATTTATCACATGCTAACCTTCCAATAAATACACAAATAGTATCCATCGAAAGTACTACGAAATTTCTAATTAATACCACTCCATCTACTACTGGTTCTGCAACTGTCAAATTAATAGCATTTGGTAATGATGATGTATCTAATGCTACACCTTGTTTACATCCAACAGGAGATATATCAAATGATTTAAGAATAAGTCCTGCTACTAAATTATTAAACAATAGTTCCATACACCTTAATAGACAAGGTTTCCAAACTGAATTAAATACTAAATTCGGTCAAATGGTAGACCGAACAGAATTACAAGCAGACTATGGAACTACACATGATAATGCACATATTGGTAACACAAACGCATTCAATGTAGGTAGAAAATCTGTATCAAGAAACTTTACAGTTGAAAATGTAGTTTGGAAGCGTATGGATGGTGGTAACTTAAGCCTACCAAGTAGCAACGCTAAGGGGTTAGGTGCGATTCCGTTAATTACTCGTGTTAAAAATAACGCACCACTTACAATGGGTGAGAAAATATTTGGTAATAATAGATTTAGTTTTGAAACCACAAATAGTTCTATGTTCCCTATTATTCAAGCACAAGAATTAATGCATCCTCAACATGCTACAAAATCACCTAACGAAATTAAAAATGCTTTAAATATTCCAAATGAAGAAATACAATTTAAATCTATATCGGTAGAAGATGATACAGGACAAGTACATACTATAGAAGGTGGTTCACCGTTTGGAACTATAATTAGAGGATTTAGAAAAGTATCCGATAGAGCATCGGAAGGTTTAGCACCGGCTGTAGAATCCGATGAAGAAAAGTATGTTGGTGTAGAACCTAACTTAGAAATTCAACTACCCGACCCTAATACTATACCCGGTAATATACTTGTTAGGTCGGGCTTTGACAGTATACAAGCCTACCAACATGAAACAATAGGTAGCGGCGGTATGATGAGGCCGTCACATAATAATCATAATGGTGCAGGGCAAATATTTGATGAAGACTTTGACAAATTAAACGGAGAAGCGGGTGCAGTAACTATTGATTCACCAAGATTAGGACCAACATACGAGGATTACGGTTGGGAACATATAAGTCAAAAACTAGATGGTGACATAAAATTCCCCGATAGTACTAAAAAAGGATGGACTGAAACTACTGGTAACAATCCACTAAACACATCATATAAACAACATGACCGTACATTATTCTTCCATGTTACTAAAAAATCTTTAGGGTTTACTGAAAAATATCCTGTAGGATATTCTCATGCAAATGGTGTGGAAACTCAAGAAATATCAATAACTGCTAGTAGCCCCGACGGTTTTCTAACACTTGATAATATGCCTAGTGGTACAATTTTTGATATACCAATGATGTCATTAAGTGGTATAATTGCAAATTTGAATGATGTGGATAGTGGTTCTGCATACTATAGAATTAAAAATACAGATACAGGACAAGAGGGTTTGATAACTGGTAGAGCGATGCAGTTAAGGGGTGGAGGAAGTGTTAGATTAAGTAGTCCGGTTTTAACAAAAAAAGCCGCTAAAATACTTTATAAAAACGATAACATTGAAGATATTGACTTTTCTAGTTTACCAAATGCAACATATTCTAATCTTAAAATATACCCATCATTCCCTGTACCCGCAGGTAATACTAGATTTTACGCCGCTAGAAGAATGCGTGACCATGCAGAAGTAAGTGGTAATAGCCCCGATGCTAAACATCAAATTCTTAGACAAGGTGGAATATCTTTTAGCGAAGTTTATGCATTAATATCGCAAGGAGAAGAGGTTGAAAATGTAGCGTATTATAGATTTGAAGGTGGTGGTGATTCCTCTCTAATAGATTATTTTGAAGGTATGAATTTAACACCTATGGCTGTACCAAGAATGGGACACCACTTTGTAAATGCTACTATGGCTGTTATGCCGGGTCATTGGGCGCATCCTGCATATCAAAATCTATATCACAAACATAGAGCATGTAGGTCGGCTACTTTAGGAGTTAAAGAAAAATTATTGTATGAAGTAGGTGGTAGTATAGATGCAGACACCCTCGCTGTATACGACCCGATGTTAGTATTTGGTGGTATAACCGCTACACCAAGTGGACCAAGTGATATACATGGCGGTGCATTTACATTAATGTTTGAAACAAAAATAAAACATGATGGTTATGGTATATTAGCAAGCGAAGGTGAAGCGGGTAGTATCAATAAACAAGGTGGTCATACTATAGTATTGAGGGCGGGGCTTAGAAATACATTCAACAAACATTTCCCCGACCCAAGTAAAGTAGGCGCATATCAAATTATTATACAACCTAATGTATTTTCTAGTCAACTTGTCGGCTTCCATGAAAACGGTCCAAATAACAATTTACCCGATAGTAGTGTAATTAATTTAACAAGTCAGCAAACTGCATTAGTTGTTGGAATTAGAGAGTTAGACACTAATACTGGTGGTATGGGGTTAGTTCTTGCTCATGCTACTATGGCAGATGTAAGAGGTTGTGAGGTCATGATTAACGAAGTTATATTAGACCACGACCCCGACCATGGTGGGCAATTTACTAACATACCTAACTTAATGACTTACAATCCGTTTGGTGTTCAAGGTACAGAAGCACCGGCTTTTACTCGCCAATCATTACCATATCATCCACAAATGTTTGTACAATCCACGCCGGGTATGACTACTAACATACCGTGGTGGTCTATTGTACATCCGGAAAAACCAACAACAACTACCGGTAGTAAAAGCGCAAAAGGATTTAGATTCTTAAGTCATCATAGATTAGATAACTATTATTTATTCATAAGAGCAAACGCCGGAAGTATAGGGGCGCAACTTACACTTGCGGGTTATCCGAGTACTTACCCTAATATGTATGACGAAGTGTTACGAAGTGTAAGTTTAAACCCTAATTGTGAATTCATCAGTGAAAGTGGTAATGTCCTTACAGTTGATGATGCAAGTGATTTCCCGATAGAGCCAATGTATGGTGAGATGATTTACTACATAGATGCAAACGGTGTAAGGCGAACCTCTAATTGGTCTACCCGTAGTGGCTTTGCCACTTCACCATCAAATACTATGAATAGACCTAAATTTATCAATCTATCAAGTCCACCTGCGGGATTCGTAAGTAATCTTACTGCGGGAACTATACTGCGTCTAACTAAACAAAACGATATAAGTAGAAATGCTAGTGAAATATTTACTGATTCCGAAAGAAGTATTATGACAAGAACACTTCCACAGACATTACAGGGTAGTAGAGATACTAACAGTTTACATTTACCCGATTCATTTATTTGCTCTTGGTCACCTTATTTGGGTATTAGTTTAACAGATTATAATTATGAAAAATCAACACCTAACCACATGCCTACTACATTTGAAACTATACATTATCATGATAGTACATACTATGCAAGTTTAGGTCCATTTGCGTTAGATATACAAACTCCAAAAATTATTGCTTCCTTAGCCACTAATAGGTTAGTAATATCTCATAGCGTTTCAAGTAAAACTATTACAACCAACTCCGGTACTAGCCTTAGTGCCGGTGACAGAATATCAGTAGATGGTAGAATATATACAGTAGATGGGGATACAGGCACAGTTATCACTGTATTTGAAACTCCACCAAATGACATTACAGTTAATTCAGCCGTTATGACCGGTGGTATAGGAGATAGTATGAATGGTGTTACAGGTAAAGATAATGCAGGTAATTTGTATCGTAGACAAGGTGGTACTAGTGGTTTTGATAATCCAAGCATGTCAATTCAATTGTACAACTATTGGCCTTGTGGGAGTAGAGGTGGACCAATAGTAAGTAGACTAGACGGATTTGGTTATGTATCTACGGGTTGGATGAAACCTACTTCCTATGATATAGGTGATGCCGGAAGTATATGGCATGACGATGGTGCAGGTAGCACTTATGATGTGAATGCGGGTGTTGATGAGAGAGAGTATGAAAACCGATTAGGTGGTTGGGCAAGTTATACAAGCGGTGACATGCCAAATACAAGACCAAGACCGTTTGGTTACCGATTTGGTTTAAGACAACCGTATAACAAACCTCGATGGGCTTGGTATGGTATGAGAGCATATATAGAACAAGAATTAGACCCCGGTAACATATTTATCGGTAGTGTAGACTATAAACACGGTCCTTTAGTAGAGGCTAGACATCGTAGTGATACTTGGGCGTATGCAGGTGGTAAAGGTTCGCCTTCGGGTGGCAACGATAGTTTTGATACAACTTATGTAGGTATATTAGAAAGACAAACAAATTTCGCCGGTATGGAAAATATTTTAGGAGGTAATAGATTCAACAAGTACGGTAAAGTTACAAGGTATTCCGATGGTATGCGTATGACAAGACCATTTGGATGTCCTGTGAGAACTCTAAGAAATAACTCCTCCAATTTATCCGATAATACAGAAACTAATTTATTGTATAAACCTCACATAAGAAGAGAATGGTTAGGTGATGATTTTGGACATGGTATACTTGATGTAGCACTTGCGTCACAATATTATCTTATAGATTGGTGGGGCAACACTCGTGGTGAAGATGTAAGAAGAATGCCAGTTCGTGGATTTGGAATCAGTCCGGCTTGGTCATCAAAAGAAGCAAATATTGAAAATTTACGCAGTAATAAATTTATCAACGGAAGTAGTGCTAATCCGTACAATCCATTTTATGCGGGACATACATTTTATAATTTTAAGAAAATAATACCTGCGAGTCATGGTGGTTTGGGTACCAAAGTAGAGTATCGGTTAGATGTTACCGCTACTACAACCGATTTATGTAATGCCCCTTATGATGTAATACCTTCTCAAGTAGGTAGTTATAATGCAATAAATTCTAATATCAAAAATGAAATAGTTGATTTCTATTTCCCGGAACGAGCAACAAGAGTTGGTGATGAAGGTAACGGAAGAGGTATAAGACCACCTACATCTTTTATGCAAGCCTTTTTCCGACCTTTAGATGTTTTAGATGAATTACCTAAACAAGTTCCTATGGGTACAGTACCTACTTCAAAGGGTGCGGTACTTTCGCATAATACTGCTGAGCCGAATATTGGTAATGGTTACATAAGACCCAAAAATACATTGTTGGGTACAGATGAAGTACCAAGAGGTATAAGTGCTAGATTAAAAATAGATGACTATGGATTACTAAAACCGGATGCAACTTTAAGTCATAGGCAATTAAGTCAAAAACCTAATACTGTATATTTGAATACTCCATATACAGATGTAGTTAGTAGAAGTAGCCCAAAGATAGGTTTAGATGTAGAGAACTTTGAAGGTATAGATAACAACGCTATGATTATAACTACTGAGGCGCATAGTTTACATACCAATTATCAAGTTGGACAAAGAGGTATATTACGGAATAATTACTTTCAATTAGAACATATAAACAATATATATTCTAGTTACAAACATGGTGATTTTTACTGGTATTTCAATAACGCTTCTATGTTTAAGAATCTTGGTGGTACTAATATATTAGAATTGAAAAACTATTCTGCACCTGTATCATTAGGTGATTGGGGTTCATTACCAACAAATGGTTTGGTTTTATGGTTAAGAGCCGATGATTTAGACTTAGAAGATGGGGATAGTGTAGATACTTGGCACGACCAAAGCGGCGACGGTAGAAATTTTACACAATCTACTGCCTCAAAGAAACCAACATTTGTAGCCTCCGATGCAACATTCAATAGTAAACCATGTTTAAGTTTTGATGGTGGCGACCAACTATCCCTTGCTTTTGATGCTAATTTAAACTCTAATGAGTTTACAATATTCATGGTTATGTCTGTGACTAATGATAATGATAATTTACAGTTAGGATATGAAAGTTATAGTAGTACTCCTGTCACAAGGTCCGGTTTTAGTATGTTTGGAGATATGACAGGTAGTGATAATCAATGGGAGTTTTGGGCAGGGGCAGATACAAGTTGGAGTGCGGCTAAATCAGCAGTAGGTAGTATCACTCTTAATCAACCGGATTTACTTACTATGTTTGTAGACGGCGGAAATGGTGCAGGTGGAACTGTGACCGCACAAACACTAAGAGTAGATGGTACAGTAGTGCAAACTTTAACACCCGCTTTTTACAAATCAACAAGTGATGCTCAAAACATAGGTACACTAAATACATCTTCTACACCATTGATAGGTAAGATTGCCGAGATTATACAATTTGATAGGCATCTTTTTGACAATGAAATTTCACAATGGGAAAGTTATCTTTCTATAAAATACGGAATTACTATTCCTAACCAATATAAATCTCCGAATCCTTACTTTACAGGAACATACAATGCGGATGCAAATAAAACAGAAAAAGAAATATCACTGATGTTAAGACCTATTAGAAAAATAAATAGTTTAAGTGTACAATTTTTTAGTGCGATGTATTTAAGTGCCAGTAGTCCACAGTATATATCGACTTATAGTCTAATGAGTATTCATCAACTTACCGTAGGTGGTAAGTACGGTATATTTGCTTATGATATGCCTAATGCTAGAGCATCCACAGGATTTTATCTAAGAGCAACTAACCCCGATACTAACCCACCTTATGTACCTATTTACAATAATACTGTAGCACACACTCCATTGATATTAAAAGGAAACAATCCTACTTTATCGGACATAGATGCAAATGGTATTACATATACAGATACAGTAAGAAGAATACCCTCGATGAATAATACTGTAGGAAGAGTAGTAATTAGTGAAAATACATTACAGCATTACAGGGCTGATGCTAGTAGAAAGAAAACTATCAATGAAGATGGTACTAAAACTACAAGAAAAGATTTTACCGTACAACCAAGATTTAGTCAATCGCTTCATCCTAAAGGACATAAGGGTGATGTGTCGTTTAATGATGGTGACCATACGGGTGACGGGAGTTGATTAAATGGGTGAATTGATGAGGAATTATATGGATGGGAGAACTGAAACATTTTCTAATATTATGAAACATGTTCGTAAACCGGTATTTGTAGATAACGCTGTTCATTTTACTAAAATAAATAAAAGTGAAAGTAATAATGTATTATACAAAGCCGATAAATATTATCAAGAAATTCAAGTCATGCCCGATACTACATTTAAAATCGTAGAAGGACAATCGTTTGTTGAACTATTATACAAAGGCGGAGATGGACATTCTTCAACAGCAATTCCGTTCTTTAACGCTGAAATTATTTCATCAACTAATTTACCTTCTTTACTGTATAACGCTAACGCACAAAGTGAAAGACTTCTTCCTTCTACCGTAGATGGTAATAAAATCAATTTGTCTAATATGAAAGGTAAATCACTTTCCGATATAGGATTCAATAGTAACGAAGTTAGATTAGGTCAACCTATTGATGTTGGATTTAGAACTACTGATTTAGCAATCAAATTAGGTGAATTAATTACAAACAGTAGCCTTACGAGTTTTAACATATCTAAAACAAATAGTAAGAAAAGTGATGATAGAAAGCACTCTAATAGATTTGTAGCAAAAGATTTCAATAAAATTAATATTATGTCAGCGTTAAGATTCCTTGGTAGGCATGATACAAGAATGGTTATGTTAGATAGATTCGGAAATATGATTTATGTACCTATAAGTTTTAGCGAATCAAATATTTATGTAGACCCTAATATGAAAACTGGTTCTCATTCTAGTGACAAAGTAGCAAACATACCTAACAGAATTACTATTCAAGGTAAACCCCTTGCTTTGAATGATTCTGTAATTGTAACATTAGATGATACTGATAGACAAAGCGGGGTAAACGGTGAAGTAATAGAAGGTCAACCAATTTTTGATGCAACTGTAAACACTACTATAGCCGCTAGAAGAGTTGGTAGGCAAATACTTCGTGCTAATTCATTAGAAAGCGGCTCAATAACAAGTCAAGGCCATATTAATTTAAATGATTTAAGACCCGGTATGGCAATTGATTATGGTGGTACTCAACACATAGTTACTGAGGTGGTGCATCATCCTTTGAGTAGGAGTGCTGATTTAGTTCTTTTGACAATTGATACCGGACTAGAGGGGGTATTACAAGGGATAAATGAAGGAATTAGTATGGAGAGTAATGAAACTAATCCTAATTCTTTTATTCAAAATTTAAAAGAAAATATTACCATGTTCGGAAGAATACAAATAAAAACTGTTGTAAGGGTTAGTCAAAGATTAGTATCTACAACTGCATTCCTTATAGGTGGTGTTAAAGGTAATAACACAAGAGGCCAAATAGGGAAGAGTGGCTTACCTATTGGTATGAACAAAACACAAGAAGTAGAAGGTGATTATAATGCCCGTATCAACTAGAATAAAATCTACATTACTAAATACATTACAATCGTCAATTAATACATTGGTATTAGGATTTGATGGTACACCTGCTACTAATGATGATGGGGGTGTAGGAAGACCTGCAATTACTTTAACACCTATAGTTACTATAGTAGATGATACTACTTTACTAGTAGAAGCAAGTTTACCAATAGCAAATTCTTTTACAGATACAATAAAAGAAGTAGTCTTACTAAGTAAAGATGCAAATGGTGTGTTTTCTTGTATAGCAAGATATAATACAAGACCAATAATAAAAACAACACAAAACGAAGTTAAAATAGAAATAAGTTTAGAGGTGATATAATGACAGGAAATCCATTATCGGGGCATACAAATCATAACATGACGCTTAGCGGAACAGCGCAACCGGTGGATGGTTTAGCAGATGGTGACCATATTACTTCACCGACTCTAACTAATCTACTTGAAGGGGTACATAACAACGGTATCATATTAGAAGAAGATACGGCTAAAGGGGCAAGTAATAGACTACAACCGGAGAATTTACCCGGTATCTGTGAGAGAACTGGTAATAATACATTCACTGTAACAGGTGGTCACGCTGTATTAGATGGTTTAGTTTATTCATTTGCCGGTGGTGTGGGTAGTAGTGCTACATACACTATTACTCAAGCAAACACAGAAGGTAGTAATACAGCACTAACTACTGGTCAAGAAGCATTAGTTACTGTGTATCTATGTGCCAATTCCGGTACCAATCATGTAAAGATGGAGATGGGGACAGCAAGTACGGTAAGTACTAACTTATACCCTGTAACACCTCATGCCTTTTTGAATACCCCATCCGGTTCTACTAATGACCACAGTGTAGTTTTATGTGTTTTAAGAGTGATATACAATGGTAGTGGTGGAGATTTAAATGTTAACATAACTGAGGTAAATGATAAAAGAATATTTGTTAGACCTTCACCAATTTATTTTACACCTGTTGTAATAGGTGCAGTTGGTGCTACTGATGCAATAGACACACATACAGAATTAGACGCTTTCCATACTGGAATAGGTGCAGGTAATTTCACATCAACTAGATTAGGTGGGTTATGGATGGGGTATGGCGCACAAATAGGAAGCACTACAGCAGGTGACTTTAATAAAAATGTACTTTATTTTAGTGCAACAGATGCCGCAAGATACACTCGTTCTGTATTTGATAGGGTATTAACTACTGCTCAAACATCTTTAACAATTAATGCTAGTAGTGCTAATATACTCATTTTAGCCACAAGAAGTGGAACATGTGCTGTATCAACTTCGGGTGCATTCCCTGCGGGTTATGTAGTAGAGATAAAGAATCAAGATACAGGTGACACCGCTACATTCGCAGGTGCTACTATAGCCGCAAGTGGATACGGTAGATTCGTGTGTACTGTAGGCGGTAATAGCCCAACATTCGTAAGACTAATATGATTACTTCATAGCGGAGTCTTGCCAAAAGTGACCACACTTACGACATTGTAGTAGAGTGATTCTCTTCCTATCATCATCAAGATAACGAGCCGATAATCTTCGTGCGATGTGCCTGTGGCTACAGGCTCTACACTTGACCTTAAGCCTATCAAGTAGACGACCCATGCTTACTCCAACGGCCTTCTTGCTACTATGTCATCTATTCTTAGAATAGAGTTAGTGACTTCACTTGCACTTAGAACTGCTTGACGGACAAGTTCAGTAGGCTCAAAGACACCCTTTGATGATAAGTCTACTACACCACCTTCTTCTACATCCGGCCCATAATCAGTATTACCACGCAGTATCTCATGTCGCATAGCGAGTATGGTATCTAGTGGGTCATGTCCGGCATTCTCCGATATAGTAGCAGGGATTACCTCAAGAGCATCAGCGAAGGCTTCTATTGCCATCTGCGCTCTACCCCCTATTTGAGCCGCATGTTGTCGCAAATGTGCCGCCATACGAGCATAGGCTATGCCACCGCCCACGACAAAGTTGTTATTCTTTAACACTAAAGATACTACACCAAGCGCATCATCGAATCCTCTTTCTACTTCATCAAGTGTATGACTTGTTGCACCACGAAGAACTAATGACGCTTCACTATGTTTGTTATCACTAGATACAAACAGATACCAAACATCATTATGTTTCTGCCTTGATACACTTGCTTTACTTGCCGACTCTACTTCTTCGGGTGTTTGACACACTACACTATCAGTAACCTTTGATAGTGCCTTTAGAGTAGATTCCGGTGTATGTCTAACTACCATAATATTATTCTTCTTAAGATAAGCACATACATGGTCATTGACCTTATCACGAACAAATACCACACCACCGTTAGGTAATACATCTACTATGTTCTTCGCAAGAGAAATAAGATTTGTTTTACCGGATGCCTTGTAAGTTTGATATGACTTAGCATCAAGTTGTACCTGTACATTGTCATCACTCTTTTCATTTTCAAGTCCTGTGTTGATTAATAGTACATCTGTATAATCATCTTCTCCATCTAACACATAGTCCTTATTGACAATAACACCTTCATACAGATATGAGTCCTCTAATGAACCTCCGGGGAATGATACTACCTTTACGCTTTCAGCATCACCGGCAGTTTCTACTGCTGATACACATAGTTCAGCCACCGTATCTATTGCATTCTCCAATGTCTTACCTGTGATAGCGGTCTTTGCTACTGAAACTAATACATCTCTTTTCTTGCTTGATTGAGAAATTTCAGTCTTAAGATAATTTACGGCCATTTGAGTTGCTTCATGATAACCACGACATATTACATTCGGGTGTAATCCACGCTCAAACAATGCCTCACTGTTAGCCAATAATTGACCGGCTAATATGACTGTGCTTGTAGTACCATCATAACACAAACTCTCTTGCGTCTTTGCCACTTCTACAATCATCTTACCACCGGGATGAGATACATCAAGTTCACGCAAGATGGTTGCCCCATCGTTAGTTACAATGACATTACCACCACCGTCTAACATTAATTTATCCATACCCATAGGGCCGAGTGTAGATTTTACCGTTTCCGATACAATCTTTGCCGCCCTTATATTGTGTATTTGTGCTTTACTTTTACCGTTATCTATTTCTGCCATTACCAATCAACCTCTATTTTATTTATTTCGCCTGTTTCTAAGTTTCTCGAATTTACATAACCTTCGCTTTTTCCAAAATTATACAAATCAAATGTAAGTTGTGCGTCACTCAAACAATATTTTGCAACCTCATCATAACGCCCTGCTCTCCATGCAATAGGTGCATCTTCACTGTTCATTAACTTGTTGTCCTCTAAAGTGGTCTTTATCAATATTCCTAAAGAAGTATCTACTTTACCAACAGACACCGCCGCCCTTTGTACAAGATGTTTAGTATCAATAATACTTTCACTCTTACCTAACAAGTCACCGGCTGTCCAACAATCTAATGCATCTCTAAGTACAGGTAAGTCAAATCCTTTTATGTTATGACCTATGATTTTACCACCTTTCTCTACATGGTCTGCTAAATCTTCTCCAAGTGTACGGGGATGTAATGCTTTAACTGCGGCATCTACATCTAAACTTTTGTTACAGTATATTGTACCATCTTGACCATCCCATGTGGCTACCACAGTTGGGTCAAACGATGCTGTTTTATCCCAACCACCTATCTCCCAAGAGAAATTACTTGTTTCAATATCTAATGCTAAAATGTCACTCATGTTTATTCGCACCCTTTAATCGGAAATAAACTCTTTTACCACTTACCTTTTTATTCATTATACCTAGAATGTTATCTTTAAAGTGACGCTCTACGGTAGGTTTAGACACGCCTGTAAGATTCATGTATAATTGAGCCATAGATTGTTTTCTTTTCCAACCATCTCCATGACCTTCGATTTCGTATCCAGTACAATCATTGTACACCTTGATTATATCTTCTTGAATCTTACCTTCCTTACCTTTGTTACCACCAATTTCGACTGAATCTTCTAACCAAGATATTAAATTTTTAAATAAGTCTAAAAGTATATCAAATGCCATGTCTACATGCTGTGCTGTAATAACCCATTTCTTATCTAGTACAGCCATGTGAAGTGATATGATTGCTAAATAATTTTCAATGGCAGGTGTAAAAGATGCTACGATTTCGGACATACTTGCTGACATGTTTCTCAACAAATCAAATACTTCATCACTTGCTTGATACAACGCAGTTTCATAATCATCATCGGCACTAAACATATCCCACATGTACTGTTGGGCTATCTCTTCTTGTTCCTCACGACTCATTTCACTCCACTGTGTAAAAGTAATTTCAGCAAAGTCAAGTAGTCTATCTCTTACTCTTTTTTCAGTGTTTTTGAAATAATCATATAGGTCATCCTTAGTTAAATCTGTTTCAATTGGCTTTTTCCAAAAGGTTGCAAGTCTTGTATTACTTACTTCTTGACGCATATCCATATCCCAATGTGACCAATAAAGTAATACACGCTGAAATATACCTTTAGTAAGTACATATTCCTTTACACCCTTCGGAGGGTATGTGGTAATCCAAAGTGATACCATAGATTCACACTTAATTATATCACCCTTCATGGGTTTAGTCAATATATTACCACCGCTTCCTACAGCATTACAAGCAGTTTGTAAGTAGAGTACAGTTTCTTGAGAGTGTTTACCGGGATTTAGAATGATAGAACCTTCATCTACATTTAATCCTTTTTTACCCGATAAAAGACCATCTACCTTTTCAGTTTCACCTGTAGGTTTGTTGTTCTCATCAAGCACAGGTTTGTTAGAACCTATCAGCCCTGCATCTGTACCTGTAGAATATAATTCATAATCTAGTTCAGCCTCCTTCATTACATCTCCAATAAAATTCCATGCTACTGATTTACCTGTTCTTGAAGGTTGAATCCAAAATACATGTACTCTTGGGTCAAGGTGTGTATCCCCTGTAGGTATTCTCACATAGGGGAGTAATGATTGTCCTTGTATGAAAAAGAATGATAGCAAACCCGGTATCTCATTCTTCATAGAAGTTTGAGAAAAATGATGTAGATACGCTTCTAGTGTGTTGAATTTTTTAACCGCTTGATAATTTTTATAGTTCATTCTATCACCCTACATTTCTTTATTAGTTTATATATCATTTACTTCGCCTTACCTTCCTTTCCTGTCGAACTTCTTCTTCACTTGTTAATACTTTAATAATTAAATTTCTTCTCACTTCGCCAAGTCCTTTTATTTGTTTGAGTGAATCGGGGAAGCACATCTCTTCTATGCTACCGCATTTCTCAAGTAATCTTTCTGCTAACTCACGCCCTACACCCGGTATAGTCATTACTACATCCAATCGCAAGTCGTTACTACCCACTCTACGAATAGTATGCGCCCCATGTCTACTAGCGGGTTTGTGAAGTTTATCATGTAACTTTACTACAAACTGTGCCGCTTCACTTATTGTATTAGTATAGAATACTTGACAATCAAAATCAGCCATAATTCTAGCCATAAAACCAGTGAATGTTTCTTGTAGTTGTGATATAGGAATATTAGCATTAAATTGTTCTCGTATAAATTGAGCATGCTTTTTTAATTCACCATGAACTACTATGAAGAATCTTTCATAATTAGCATCCATATTATCTAATTGTCTTTGAAGATGACCACTAAACATTGATTGGTAGAAGTCTGTTACACTTTTAGCCTCTACTAATGCACCACCGAGTTTGTAGTCACCTACGACTAACGGTTGTCTTATCACTGTCATACCTGCGCTTTTAGCCCGTCTTTCAACGGCCTCACAAAACATACCTCTTTCATTACTGTCTATTATTAAATCAATTTTCGCCATTACTTTCACCTTGTTTTTTATGCATTGTACAATAATCTGTATCAATTGCTACTTGTCTACATCTTTTCTTTGTTGACTTAGTAATTGCTTTACAGAAATATTCTTCCGGTAACTTTTCTTTATCGTCATAACATGATTTACAAACCATAGTTTTACCCGAAAAATTATTCCTCGATAATCCCTTTCCACATACTCTACATTTATGAGCATGTATTGTGTGTTTCTTTTCAAAATATTTATCAAATATATTACTCATTTTTATTCACTCCAATCCCCACTTCCATCATAGAATTTGCATTTACCAATACAAAATCCTTCATCATAAAGCGTAGTGCATGTAGCGTGGGGGTAACCCGCCATGACTATACTCGCAACTTGATGTTCCGTAACTTCGCTTTTGTAATCAACCCAATTCTGCCCTGCACAAAATTTAGATATAATTTTTACATGCTTCTTCTTTTCCTCATTAGATATTTTCCAAGCGGGAAAGAACATGCGAAACCTGTCTGCTAGGTATGACGCTAAGTGGAATCTAGCACGATGAGTAGGATTACCACCGCCTAATGCGGCTTGGGATAAACAAGGAAGTATTACTATGTCATCTAAGTACACTGTTGGTATTTCAATAGGCTTGACATCATTCATAGTCATTAATCTACTTTGTATTACTTTAAGTTCTAATTTATTTTGTCCTAGCGGTTTGTAACCGGATTGACTCTCTTGTGCCATGTCCATGTAATAATCAAAATCACCATTGAGAACATCATTACTATCGAGTGGTATTGACCAACATTCTCTTCTTGCATTGTATGAGTTAGGTATACGAATCATACCACTTGTATCAAATGCTACAGTAGGGTCGTTACATCGTAACACACCTATCTTCTTTTCCCATGAGTTGATAAGAACTCTACCGGAGTGTTTTACTCTTGATAACTCATTACCGTTCTTAGGACTGATAGTTTCACTGAGTGGTATCCATACATGAAAACCACCACCGCTAAACCAAATGAAATGTAGTATATCATCTTCTAGTAGCAACTTATGTAACTTCTTTACTTCTTCATGTGGTTTTTCAAACTCAACATCTTCACCACCACTTTTAAAATCTTTACAATCAAAGTCCATAACAAAATGATGTATCAAAGGAGTGTTATAATCTACCCTGTGATGCTTTGGTGCTTTAGTTTCAGTATAACCATAAGCCGTAAAGTACACATTACCGCTACCATTTTTACCTCGCCAATACTTTTCTAAATCATCAGCATTATGAACTATTCTACGCCAACCTCTAGCACCATTACTTGGTAATTCTAGGACTTCACGAGGGAAGTCTATTGGCACAAATGCGATAATATCACCTCATTGAGTTAATCTTCTTATCTACTTCTTCTTTTAATTCTTTATATGTTTTAACAATATTCTCAGTATTGAATAAAGTAGGATGAATGTCAAAGATAATCTCTATAGGGTGTTTTACTACCACGGATTCATCTATATCCATTCCAAATTCATCAAGGGTTGTTTGGCGCATAGTCCTCACTTGCCAAGATATATTTCTTAGCCCTCTCGATAGGTTTACTTTAACACTTAGATTAAGTTCCCCTACACAATCATTCAATACTGCTTCCATCAATAATATATTTGCATTCATTTTCATACCTCTATTTTGTCTAATACTTCATCCGTTAGTGACCAAAACTCACAATGCTCTTGATAACCACACCAATTACATTTTAAGTTCTGTTGTTCTAATGGAATACCTTCTTTTAATCTACCCAAGAAAGGAGTTGGTGGAAACTCCATATCTATGTGGGCTTTCAATAATTTAACTAAATCTTTTTCTGTTGCACCAACTTTTCTAACATCTTCATAATAGATAGTCGGTCCGACACCACCGTTAATACCACCACCGGGGAATTCCCATCCCCAATGTGTAATAGGAAGAAATTCTTGATGAGGGCTATGGTCTAACATCATTTTGTAAAACGCCATTTCCTTCCTCATCGAAGTAACTTTATACTTATTGTACTTACCAGTTTTTAATTCCATAAGGGCAAAACCGCCCTCACCAGTAGCGAAAAGAGAATCTATAAATCCGTTCATGTGAATTGGAATTTGCTCACCTTCTACTGTTACAAAGCGAGTAGACTGTATGTTGGCTTCTATCCCAACGGGTCGCCAATACCTACCATCAGTGTTTTTCAATCGTAAGAATTGCCAACGCAACCATTGTTCTATTTGTTCATCTTCACCGAACTCATAAGGTGATGGAGGGGCAGGAACGACACTGAAAAACAATTTCATCGCTTCCCTTTCCTGTCCTTCATGAATTAAATTTAACACTGAATCTTCTTGTTCTCTAGTGAAGTTGGCCCAAAACCATTCCATCATATCGTGAACATTGAGTCCTCTTATGTGATGGTCTACTGTTTCTCCACGCAATCCCTTGAACTTCTCAAGGTAGTATTGTTGTGGACACCAACCGAATGTACCAATGCTTGACTTAGTTACTCTTAGAATAGAGCCATCTTGTAGACTTGGATTCCATGCGTATGTGCTACGCTTGTAAGATTCAGCCTCAAGTTCATTACCTGTTTCTTCTAGGTAATCTTCTATCTTAGGGCGAGGACTATCATCACCATTGGGGTTGTATCTCATACATATCTACCTTGCCATTCTTTCAATCTCTTTTCTTTACAAGATTTACAAAGCCACTGTTTGCACTTTGCTTTAGCATATCCGTTGTACTTGAAACATATAGTACCACGAGGATAACCACTACACCTTCCATTCATTCATTCAACTCCCTTAGTAAATCAACAATCTCTTTTCTATTAGCGTACTTTTTGTAATCTTGAATAAGACGCTCTACATACACTGCCGCATCCATCAACTCTTCCTGTAAATGTGTAAGCCATTCTACAATGTTTAAGTCTGTTCTTTCCATAGTCACACCATACTTGGCTTTACCTACTTCGGCTCTTGCTTGTATCTTCTTACACACTTCATCTTCATGTTTACTCATCTTATCACCTCAATCAATTAAATCTAAAAATTGTTCAGCCTCAACCTTCGCTTCCTTTGCACATCTTTTACAGTTAATTTTACCTTCAAATTCGGGTCTACATCTTAATGGGGTTTTGCACTTCATATTATCACCAGTATTTCTTAGGTATCCGCCTCTCGGTTAATCTATTTAAATCCCAATCAAGGGTTTCATACACAAGTTTCAATTTTTTAGTAATTGACTTGTCTACGATAGTACTCCAATCTATCTCATAACCTCTAAGTTGAGATACATCATCATAGGCTATTACATTACATGGTGGTTGCCCTTCCGGTACACCATCTATGAATACCCACTTGATACCTTCACCCTTACCATAATTAGTATTAAGGTGAGTATTAGAATACATAGCCGCCTTAGCGGTCATAGGTGTGTGACTTGGATGGTAGTCGTCTAAATGCTTAGACAATCGCCCATAAGCACTTACATCTTCAATAGAAACATCTCCATTGTATACTGATTTTACTAAAGGTCTTACTATATCCCATACATCATTTTCATCTTTACCTGTAGCAATAATATTGAATGCTAATCCAAGAACTTTTCTACATATAGGTGAAGAACTTGATGCTTTGATTGAGAAGCCTGTCACCTTTAACTGACCCGCCTCTTCTTTAGGCCATACTTTAACTCCGAAGTTTCTATTCTTTACAGAAGCAGTAAGCCAATAGTCGAAGTAAGCCTCAAGTTCAACATCAAGATGCTTCAAGTTCATTTCAGTTTGCGCTATATCAGTTAGATAGTTAGCAATCTCTTCTGCTTTATCGAATGGGACTTTGATGTATGCTGAATCAGTATGACCTGCTAAGGGTATGTAACCTCTTTCTGCACTCTTCTCAGTAAGCATAGTAATAGATTCTCTACCTAAGTAAGTAATACACTGAGCAATAGGGTAACTACTCCATTGACCTGCTATTACTTTACTTCCTGTCATACCATAAATTGCATTGACGGCAACTTTCACCGCCATTTGTAGCATGTTGTAACCTAGTTTAGTATCAGCATCATCAGCCTCACGCATGAGGGATTTGTACTTCTTTCGTAGGTCTAGCATATCCTTTACTACAGAAGGTAACAATCCCATTTCATCCTGTTTCCAGTGGAAAGTACCCCCTGTACCGGGGATTGGGTTGCCCGTTTTGTCATCATACTTAGGTGGAACTTTAATTGTTAAAATATTCTCGCCCGGTGAATCTACCAATGTTGTATAACAAAGATTAGCGGAGAGTATGATATTAGGATATAGTGAAGCAAAGTCTACCAATGCCACTCCTTCGTGTCTACCCGCTACAGGAGGCATAACCCATGCGGCTTGTAGTTCGGGTCTTTGTTCCTTGTAAGATGATGGGGCTTTCAAATCTGTACGCCTACCCATCAGTCCTCTAAAGTATCGAGTTACTTTGTGAGTACTACCGAATGATACTCCGGCTAATTGTTGCATGGCTATGTGATATGAAATACAATTAAGTTTCTCATCACAATCACGAAGTAGTGTAGTATCTACTAAACAGTAATCTACGAAGTCATCATAGTATTCTTTCCAACCATTGAAAACATCCATACCTTCAATGTCATTTGTGAGTTTACCACCGAAACCAAGTTCAGTAGCGAACCAATCTAACTTACGGGATTGAGCCTGTCCTCTACCGGACTTCTGCCATATCCCTTCAAAACCACTACCGTCTGTCCATTGTGCCGCAGTATCGAATATCAGTCTACCCTTGATAGGTTGTGCCGTAGTTCTGTATGCACCGGTCTTTTTGTTTGGTGCAATCAATCTATTGACAGGCGACAGTCTTTCTCTTAACGCACCCAACTGATGGTAAAGATGAGGTAAGTCAGCCCAAGCGATAGCGTGTGCTACTAACATATCGGGATTACATTCATCAAGATAGTCAAGGAAACCCTCATGCATCTTGTGCATGTTAGGATAAGTCCTAAGTTCATATCCTTCGTACCTATCAATCCATTCAGTCTTAGTAATAGTATCACGAATAGATTCTTCACTCCATGCAAACACAACAGGGTGTTCACTAAAGTTATCCGATACAGCCATAACTGTAGTATATGGGTCAGTATCATCTGCATTCCATTCAAGGTCAAAGTACCATATACGAGGTTTAAACTCCGGTAACTTATCGGGATAATTAGTAAGTAGGATTTGGTCTAAGTAATTAACATCAGCCTCGTAAGTCCACTTAGGGCATTTGTCTTTTATCTCCCAAAGTGTGTTAGGGTGTTGTACTGTTACTTTTACAAGGTCTTTACCATCAATACTTTTAGCCTTAATATTATTATGAATCTTAGCATGGTGACCCTTCAATCTATTCATCACCCATTTAGGTGCATCTTCTGCTACCCAACAATGGGGTACAACATAGTCATCATCCCCTTCCATGATGTACCTTTCATGTAGTACACCATCAGCCCCACGAGTACGCTCATAGATTACAGGCGGCTCATAAGGGTCGTCGGTAAACCAATCAATAATCATCAGTCATCACTCTCATCTACAATCATAAGTAAAGTATTAGTCTGCTCAAATATAACACAGGTGCTTTTACCAATATGTATACGAGCATCTTCATCATCAAGGAATTGTAAACACATAGGTAACTTCTCACTGAAATAAGATTCTACTGTAGCCGCAGGACCATCACTATCCCACACAGGAAGTGTAGTAAATAAACGACCACTCACAGCCTTACCTGCTACTATACCCATCTCATTTTCACCACAATGTATGCGTAGTTTGAATTGTGTATCTTTCGATACCAAACCTCTCATACCGGCAAGAGAAATCAAATCCTTAGTAGCAACAGAAGCGTGTGTGTTAAGTGAAGCGTGACCGAAACTAGACCATCCTGCTTCTTGTGATTCCTTGATTAGTTTTCTAATCACTACAGTCTTTGATGCTGACTCTATATCATCTGTGCTTGGTAGTTGTAGTTTGTTACCACCGCCTTCAAGATACAACGGTTTGGTTTCTTGAGTTTGCCTCAATGTAATTTCATCTTGGTTGCTTGACTTTAAGAATAAAAGTACTTTCTCTAAATCAGCGATATGTAATACTCCTTCTTCATTAACATCGGTTACGAACTGCTTTCTCAAATAATACCATGCGTATGCTACCTCTACAGTAAGACGACCACCGGCACAGTTTATTCTCAAGTCCGGTATTCCTTTACCAAATGATGTAAGGAAAGTCATGAACTCTTTTCTTTTAACTGTTATTTTTGTCATCCAAATCCCTCCAATAATATGTAATGCGTGTAGTTTTATTTCTCATTTCGGGTAATGCTAAAGGGTGTCTTTCTCTACGAACTTCACTTGAATAATTTCTGTGCATGTAATCTTTCAATTCACCTTTCGTTGGTATGTATCTATTAGCACTGTGAGTCTTACTTTCATACAACTCATCGAGTATTTGGAAAGCATTACGAACTTTACCATCACTCATGATAATGTCTATGTGTTTTTTAGCAGTGTTGCTCATTGACTTAATGTGTGCCATAGAATCACCTCTTCAGTGGGAAAGTGTGGGAAGAACAAACGAAAAAAACTTCCTCGTGGTTGAATGAAACACCTTTACACTTATTACTCACTAAACCCACCTCAAAAGAGTATCATAGAGTACCGTCGTAGAGGTCGGGTAGACCGTACCACTTCGGTTCTTCTCCTGTAGTAGTTACCATGACTGTCTTAGTTTGATTAACAAGGGATGGATTAGTTTTACACTTAGTATATGTAGCGGTGTATGTAGTAGATACTAATTCATCCTCATCGTTATACTCATTAGTAGCATCCATACGAATCAGTGTAGGTAAGTAGTTGTTAGTCTTTTTCTCCCACTCCGGTTGCCATACAACAGGCGCATCGTCTTTGTAAGAGAAGTTAGTTGAACGCATGTGAGTTTCCCAATAGACACGAACACCGAGTCTAACTAAATCACGACTTAATTTTGTTAGTTGGTGAAACCGAGTATTACGGATAGCCCAATCGGACTGTCGCTCTACACGCTTTGCTTCACCTGCACCACGATTGTCTGCCGCATCAATACCATCCTTAGCCAATCCTAAGTCAATGATACGCATGTTGTTGGTACATATCTCAAGCCATGAATCAAGTCCACTTACAAGTACGCCCCATACCGGAACGCCCTTTTCTACTTCGCTGATGATGTATTTCATGATGTCCATAACACGCTGATGTGTACCGGGATAATCGTATGCTGTCCTGTCTTTACTACCCATCTTCCATGGATTCCATGAAACAACATTAGGGTTGTCGTAGATAGCGGAGTTTAACATACCTACACCGTTATCAAAATCTACTGCATGTAACACTGAATTATCTATTTTAGTTTCATCTTTATCAAATGCATCAAGTACAATCGCTGACTTACCTGTACCATCGAAACCAAAGATACCTGCAAAACTATGAGTCTTAATTATGTGACTCATGGATTCTTGCTCGGCTCTTAATGATGCATACGGGTCGTTGTTGGGCTTCTGCACCCCAACCTCATCTACGACCTTTTCAATCTCTTGCTGTAATTTTACTGTCTGTCCAAACCCTGCCATATTTATTCCTCCAAATATTTCCAAAGGGTTGCATCATATTGAATAACTTCTTTGCCACTCGGACTTTTAATTTCTCTATGAGTGAGTTTTTCAATAGTAATATACCACTCTTCGTCATCTATAATTACTTTTCTCACTTCATTCAAACTGTCCAACTCCTGTGTTCCCACCGCTTGCTCTCCTTCGACATCTACGAGGGTGACCGTAGATACCCATGACTGTAATCTTAGGACTTAGCAAACCATCACGGTCTTTCATACCTAAACGACCAAAGATAAACACTGTAGAGTTTTCAGCATAGTCAAACGCTTGCTCTCCCCAATGTGCTTGGAATGGATTAGACATGATACCAACTGCACCGGGTATCCAACAGTCTACATCACCGTTCATGCTACTGAGTGACATGAAGTAGTTGAAGCCCTCCGGGTCATACTCACTATCTCTAGGTTCAGTGTTCATACTGTTGATTGTACCCTTTGTTATGATGAGTGGCCCGTATGTAACGCTTCTTCCACCGATAGTTGTTTTCTCTTTCTTATTTTCAAAGACATCTTCAATGTCATCAAGTCTTACATACATATCGTGAAACTCTTCGTTAGTCCAGTAGTTTGCCGGTTGAAGTAATGGTCTTACTTCTTCCGGTACGAACTCATCCGTGTAATTTATTTCAAAGTTAGAGTATGTACCCAAGACTGTTTTGAAGAAATCCTTAGCATCTTCTCTTGGTGGTATAACCGGTATCTTACACGGTCTACCAATGTCTATGTGCATAGCATTGTTATCATCAGTTAAGTCTACCTTCCATACTTCTATGTTACTGTTCTTTACGAAGTCACCTTCTTCACCACCCAAGAAGTAGGCATATCTACCCATTCTTGTTGGTGGTGACGGCATACCTTTACGGGTAAGTAAACATACATACTCGCTACCAACTTTGATACCATGTTGTGGTTCATTGTCTGCTGACTCATCAAGTGGTTGTAGTCCGTCTTTGTTACGCACTGACCATAGGCCACCGTCTTTTTCGTATACTCCTAATCTACCTGTGCCAATTGCTTCGGCAGGACTATCTTTGAATAATTTTACATTAGCATTTACAATATTTGTAAGCCTGTCTTTTGTTCTATCAGCCACACCTATGAAACAACCTACCCATGTAGATGTTCCCGATGTACTTGCTGTTTGTTTTCTTGTTTGTACAAACACTTGTTCTGCCCAATCAATAAGAATGTCTTCATCCTCTTGTTTCCAGTCTTCTACACCGTATTCATTTTTGATGTAATCAATATACATTTGCTTTATTTCTTCGATATTCTTACCGGTTCTTTCAGCGTATGCAACCATTCTTTGGGCGACAGGTACAGGGAATCCGCCCTGCGATGTCGTATCATCACCATTCTTTTCTTCGTCTATATATTCATCTTCTTCTTTCCAACTCATTTCATTTCACCTATTTGTTTCTTTAGTCTTGCCACCAACACATCCACGAAAGCATTGTCAGTTCCCGGCCACTCATGTACTTTCTCCATCATGTCGCCCCAAACGGACATGATAGCGAATACAGTGTCGGGGTCTTTCTCAAAGTACCCTCTAATGTATTGGTGAAATTTATTCATAAAATAAACACGGCTAACTGCGGTTTCCATGTTCTCGTTAAGTTTCTCTCTAAGAGAATTGTAATCATCATGTAACTTGAAATCATCCCACCATGCCTCGGTGGTTTTGATAAAAGATAACTCTTGATTTTTTGGTCTACTCTCAAGAAAGTTTACAGCCGCCCTCAAGTCACCATTGAAATGCTCTACTACATCTTCATAGGCATGTTCCCATTCAACAGGTGCGCCACATGATTCTGTCGCTCTTAGAAGATGTCTAGCACCTTCCTTTGGAGTGACAGGAGTAAACTGATATATCTTACATCTGCTTTTTATAGCAGGTTTGATTTTTTCGGGATAGTTTGCTGTCAAGATAAACAAGACCTTGTAAGCATATTTCTCCATGATGCCTCTAAGAGCATCTTGACTTTGGTGGGTGAGTCCATCAGCCTCATCTAAGACTACTATCTTTCGTACCGCATTGATACCACTAAGCCGACAGAATTGTTTAATCTCCTGTCGGACATGCCCAATACCCCTATCGTCACTTGCATTAGTCCACAGAACATTCATATCGTTGTTCCATTGTCCTAACATAGTGTGTGTTATCGCATTAGCCGCACTAGATTTACCTGTACCCGGAGGACCAAGTATAAGTATGGCTGATGGGTACTCACCCGTTTTTTCCCATTCTTGGAAATCTTTGACAAAGATATTGTTGCCTACTATCTCTACCGGTTTAGTAGGTCGCAGTAATTCGTTCCAATTCATCTTCATCAACCTTCATTTCTTAATTGGTTTATATATCATTTTCTAAATCATCCCATTTTTTGACCCAATCATAGAATACATTAGTGGGTGTAGATGGGTTTGCTCTAGGTATAGGATTATCAATTACCCACAACATACGGTTGTAACCCTTCTTATCGTGTAGTAGTTCAGCGTATGGTTCTATCACACTCAACCATTTGAGTATGTCTGCATGACTTTTAGTACGATATTTAATTGTTAAATTATTTTCGTCACACCATAGTTTCACAATTGCCTTTGTATTGTTATCTTGAATGTCTAACTGTATGTACTTATCAACTCTAAACCCGAAGCCGAAATGTACCTTTGATACTGATACTGAAAAGCGTATCTTAGAAAGTAAAATACCTAACCCGATGTTCTTTAATGTGTCACTCATTATCTACACCTACCATGGATATGTAAGTAGTGTACTCATCAATCTCATTGATGGATGCGTCATCTAGTGTAGTAATATAACGCCACCCCCACCCATCTTCTGCTCGCCATGAGTACGCCACTTCGATAACTACAAACGGAATATCATGATTAGTGTGTGAATTCTGTACAGGAACTTTGTTTCTTTTCAACGCACTCTCTAACTCAAACGGTAGATTCTCTACCATCATCTTGTCTACATCAATAATATCTATACCATCTTTAACACCTAAAATAAATTCATACCCTGTAGATTTTATGTGTCTTACAGATAAGGCTTGAACAACTAAAGCATTAGTACCTTTAGTGTATAAATGATAATCATTATCATTAAGGATTAAGAAACCGCCCTTTGGATAATTATAAAGAATCTTGTTGGCCTCATGCCATGAAATATTCATAGGCTCTTTGTATTTTGAAAATGGAACATCTTGTTCTGTTGAGTGTAATCTTGTCGTACCTAATACATCCACCCAACACCAACAACTATCAATCCCCTGCACTTGTGGTGTGTACTCTCGATTTATCTCACCGTTTCTATTTCTTGCTACACCATTCTCTAAGAACATCAGCGTACCACAATCATTGACAAACCAATACTTGTCGGGTATCTCAATACCATTCCATGCTTGTAGTCGTTTGAATTCTGTAGCAGGTCGCTCTACCTCTTGCTTATCTCTCAATCCGAATATAACATCTAACATTTCAAATGTACCAATTAAGTCATCATTAATTTTAGAATTAATTTTAGCCCACTTTCTCATTCGGTATCTTAGTGAACGCCAACGCTCACTCAAAGCCCACCGCCAAACAAACTCGGCCTCGGTAATATCCATCGAATGACAAAACGGTATTATCCATTCTTCATCACTTGTCACTGATTGAATTATACTTTTAATTTCTTTTAGTTTTAATTTACTTGTTTTGCTATCGGAAGATTCCATAATCAATACTTCTGCTAATGAAGCACCGTTGGCTACTGCATCCAACTGTTCTACGAATACTCCACATTCTTTTGCTAAATTTATTTTCAGTCTTGTTTTTGTTATTGGTAGTTTTCTTTCTTCATCTAAAAACTCCCAAAGTTCGTATGCTTCTTCTTTAGTGATGTCCTTAGTATCTAACTTAGGCATTTTTGAAATTAATACTATCGCTCTACCAAGTAACATTAATCCACCCCGATTCCTACAAAGAGTACATCGGGTGTACCTATCAAGGCTTCACTCTCAATCCACCCTGTACCAAGTTCATCATTACTATACTTAGCACCATTATTATCTTTAGATATTAAATTAAATTTGAAAGTATTTGGTTTTTTGCTATCGGACAAAATTAACTTACACCCTGTACGATGCGCTTTACGATACAAAACCGCACCCAACTTCTCAAGTAATTTAGCGATTACTCTATCGAAGCCGTAGTATAGTGGTTCTTCCTTTAACGCACCATCATTGAATATCCATACTCTATTAGGATGATACCAATTAAGATGATATATCCTTGTCGTCATGCCTCTCATCTTCCTCTATTTTATCATCAATATCTTGTAACAGTTCATTGAGAATAGGAAGCATAGACCTCACTTGTTCCGGCGTTAATCTTATTCCTTCTTTAGTATGGGTATACCCATCCTCTTCTCTTCTAAGCACACGCAAGTCTATCCAATAACGACCTGCCCACTTTACCCAAGCAAGACGAATCTTTCCCTTACCGGATGACCACTTTTTTACTTTAGAATCATCTTCCCAATAATTTCTTTCAAAACTACTCATCTTCTTCACTCTTAGTTATAGCCCTCTTGATAGCGTAGATACCCCACATCCACGGAGGTACTTTCTTACCTTCGTGAATACTTCCAAGAACTTCTCCATTGAGTACACCTGCATCCTGCATGTCTTTCATCTGCCCTCTAGTAAGTGCCATGTATTGATGACTATCATCAACACGCCAACGCATATAATACTCATCACCTGCGAGCAAGTGGTAATCATCGGGATTCATTTTAATTTCTTCATCACATTGAGTACACTTAATGTTACAACTCCAAATCTCTATCTCAGTGCTATCTCCACCAGTGAGTTCTGCATCTATAGTTTCTACGAATACATCTTCTCTTTCATCAAGTTCACAGTTAGCAAGAGGGTACTCGCAAGATGGACATAGCCATCCTCTCGCTTGCTCTTGCTTCATTTCAAACTCTTGTTGCATTCTTGCCATAGGGTCAAGTGGTGGAGTAATCTTCTGTACCCCATCACCTTCAAGCATGTCATACCCGCATGCTGTAATTATTTCTCTATACCTTTCATGGTGTACTTCACATTCGGGATGATTGTACATAAACATAAGTGCGAAAGTATTCTCCGCCGTCTTTCTATATTGTACTCCACTACCCTCCGGTGACCATACCCCGTCTACGGGTATTGCCCCCAAATGTTCTTTTCCCCAAGTTATCATTTCAGTTGTCGGTTGCCAATTCATTGTCCTCACCTTTGACCTCACACAGTCCGAACATACCACAACACACTCCTTTGTAAAGATACTGCCCGTTACTTAACAGATACATTTTATTTTTACTGTTATTTTTATTACAAGTTGGGCAGTTAATCCCATTATCCCAAATGGATATTTCCATTACTACTGTGTGGTATTCTCCGTCTAACATTATTTCATATTCTCTCATATCATCATCTACATCTGTAGTGATTATTTCTGTTTCTTCTTCCATTACAATCTACCTCTCGCTATCCAATATCTATCGGCAATCAAACCATCAATTTCCGATTTACATTCATAACACATATCCTCATATTCTCCTTCCCGACCCTTACAGCCGGGGCATTCATCATCACTCATGGTATCACTTCCCAATGAAGTAAAAATAATTCTTCACTCCAATTACTTGTTTCTCCATTCTCTTTTTCTAATACATAAACAGATTTACCATGTACTTGATTTACTTGCTTTACTTCTTTTATTTCATTAGTATGTTTATTCTTACATTTAATTCCTATCATCTTTTATCGCCCTCTCATATCTATCTAACAACATAGAAGCCAACTCATCTTGACCTAAATGTTTTATGATTGTTATTGC